TGTTTTAGTGGGCATGATGACTTAAAGACAGATGAAAAGTTTCCTATAGAAGCCTATCGTAAATTTTATATTGTTGACAAGTCTAAATTTGCAAGGTACAAATATACACAAAGACCAACTTGGATGAAAGGAGAAACAAATGTGGCATAGAATACAAGATTTTTTTGACAAAGACTTTAGTAAAAAATATGGGGAAGGTACGAAGTTCGACCTTGACTATGGCAAGTTACTAATCATAGGACTATGTATTTACATAGCAATACAGGTATCTGAGTGAACATAAGTGACCTAACAAATAAATACTATTTGTCCAACGATTTCAATAGGTTAGCTGATAAAACTAAACATGATTATCAGTATTGTGTGACTGTTTTATTGGACACAAAAGTTGATGGCAAAAGTATGGCAGGAATATGTCTTACCAAAATGTCAGGTGCGATAGCACGTAGAGCATACGAAGTATGGCTTGGGCGTGGCGTGTACTTGGCGAATGCAGTTACATCAGTAGCACGTAAGATATATTCCTTTGGAATGGAGATGGGGTATGCCGAGAGCAACCCTTTCTCTACTTTCAAGCGTAAATCTGCCCATTCTAGGACAACTGTTTGGACAAAAGAACAGGTTAGGAAATTTCTTAACTACTGTTACGAGGATTTTAAGTACAGAAACTTGGGATTGATAGTGCAAATGGCATACGAATGGTGTCAAAGGGTGGGAGATATGCGAGTTTTACAGTTCTCTAGCATAGATTTTGACAAAGGTGTGTTAAATTTGCAACAGTCAAAGAGAAGAAGTGTAGTACACCTGCCGATTTCTGTTGACTTATTGGAAATGCTTAAAGAACAGGCAAAAGATTACGACTTTCAGCCTTATGTTGCACCCTATCCTACACCAATGAGGGGTGTTTACAGTCCATATGCCATACAAAGGCTATCAAAAGTGGCTAGAAGAGTCATAAAAGAGTCAGGATTACCTGATGATTTACGAATATCTGACCTACGTAGGACAGGAACTACCGAAATGGTAGAAGCAGGAGTGCCTATGGGTCAGATTATGTCCGTCACAGGACACGCAAATCCACAGTCAGTTAAACCTTACATGAAAAATACGTATGCTAGTGCAGAAAATGCATTGACATTACGTGATAATTACATTAAGAGTATATAATATGAATATATATAATTACATAAGTGATTTACATTTAAGTGTAGGAGAAACAAAAAGAACTAACTGTCCTAGTTGTAATGGTTATAAGACATTTACTGTAACCAACAACATGGGTAGGCTAGTTTGGAACTGTTACAAATCTTCTTGTCCTATCTCAGGAACAAAGAAGGTTAACTTATCTGTGGATGATATCAAGACTGCCAAGTCTGATGTCAAAAAAGATAGTACAGGCTTCGCCTTACCTGAGTATGTAGTACATCACAATCATAGACGAGAGGTCATGGACTTTTGTGAGTTATGGAATCTAGAATATGATAAGTTAGAGTTGTACTACGACATAAAAGAAAGGAGAGTTGTATTTCCTGTCAAGAAAGATGGACTAATTGTAGATGCAGTTGGTCGGTCTGTGGGATTTCGTCTGCCCAAATGGAAACGATATGGAAATAGTGACTTGCCTTTCTCATATGGATGTGGTAAGGTGGCTGTAGTTGTTGAGGATTGTGTAAGTGCATCTGTTGTAGGCAATGGTGTTTATGTAGGGGTAGCTGTGTTGGGAACATCATTAAGCGATTCACACAAGAGATACCTATCACAATTCTCAACTGCTATCATAGCCTTAGACCCTGATGCAATGCCCAAAACACTAGCCTTTGCAAAAGAGTTACGAGGATATGTCAATGACGTAAAAGTATTGAGACTGAAAGATGATTTGAAATATGGAGAAGACGAAGACTTAAACAACTTATATAAACTAACCCCAAAGGAGAACCAACATGGAATTATCACTACTACGTAGTTTAATGAACAAGAACTTCTATGAAGACCATAGAGGTGCTAGGTGTCCTGATAGATTGTTTAGCAAAGATGCTAGGACTATCAAGCACACTATAGATAAAGCAATGCGAAAGTATGACAGGGATGTAACACCTGACGAACTTGAAGCTCTGTTCTTGTCTAGCAATCCTGCTATGACTACTGCACAGAAGCAAGGTTACTCTGCATTGTTCAACGATATTAAAAGGCAGAAGCCTATGGGAACAGATGTGGCACAGGATGTGTTATCTAAGTTGTTCCAACAAGTTATTGGGGAAGACGTAGCTAATCTTGGCTTCGACTTTGTCAATGGTGTGCAGACAAGTATGAAACCTCTACGTGATTTACTAGAGAAGTACAACGATGACTTCACACCTGAGATGAGAATAGAATGGGATGATATCTCGTTTGATACTCTGATGGCTAAACAGAGTCAGCAGACTAGGTGGTCATTTAATCTACCTGAGTTGGCTAGAAAAGTAGAAGGTGTCAATGGTGGCTATCTTGTTGAGGTGGGTGCAAGACCCAACACAGGTAAGACTAGCTTCCATGCATCTCTTCTTGTAGGAGACAATGGCTTTGCAAGACAAGGTGCTAAGTGTGTTGTCTTATGTAACGAAGAGTCATATGACAGAGTAGGGTTTAGATATCTGACTGCGTCTACAAACATGGATAAGTATCAGATAAAAGATAATCCTGCACAGGCTAGGGATAGGTACAAAATTGTGTCACCTAATCTAAAGATAAAGGATGTGACAGGTGAGGATATGTCTTGGGTGGAGAGTATGTGTAAGAGTGTTAATCCTGACGTAGTTGTGATTGACATGGGAGATAAGTTTGCACGTACTGCAGGTTATGCTAGACCTGATGAAGCACTCAAGGCAAATGCAATATATGCAAGACAGATTGCAAAACAATATGATTGTGTTATATTCTATATGTCACAACTCAATGCAGAAGCAGAGGGTAGGCAGAGACTTAATCAGGCAATGATGGAAGGCTCACGTACAGGCAAGGCGGCAGAAGCCGACTTGATGATATTAATAGGACAACCTGCAAGTGTCGAAGGTATTGATGAAGAGTCAACCATGAGACATTTAAATGTTGTTAAGAACAAAATTACAGGTTGGCATGGCATGATAAACTGCAACATCAACCCACACACAGCGAGGTATAGTGCATGAAGTTAACATTAGACGTAGAAAATACAGTAACAAAAAGAGATGGCAGAATGCATCTCGACCCATACGAACCTACTAACAAGTTAGTTATGGTGGGATGTCTGACAGATATAGGTAACGAGTATCTGTTTAATATGGATTCAGGTGGCACACAGCACATCGACATACAAGAGTTGCTTGACAGAGCAACAATACTTATAGGACATAACATAGCGTATGACCTGATGTGGTTATGGGAGTGTGGCTTCAAGTATGAAGGTCCTGTCTTTGACACCATGCTCACAGAGTATATATTACAGAGAGGTCTCAAAGAACCTTTGCATCTCAAAGACTGTGCTGAGAGGTATGACCTAGAGACAAAGAAAGAAGATACCTTGAAGGAATACTTTGCAAAGGGTTATGCTACAGATGAGATACCTAGAGCAGAGTTAAGGCAGTATTTATCTGCAGACTTACACGCTACACAGCAGTTGTCTGACAGACAGTACAAGAAACTTAACTCCACTAAGTATGCTCATCTTATGGATACAGTATTACTTACAAATAAGGTATGTGTTACGTTAGCTAGAACCCACAGGAATGGGTTCAAGGTAGATGAGACAAAACTAGAGTCTGTAAGAAAAGAGTTTGAGACAGAGAAGCTAGAGATTGAGAAGCGATTATCTTTACAAGTAAGAAATCTAATGGGGGATATGCCTATCAATCTTAATAGTCCTGAACAGATGTCATGGGTTATATATAGTAGAAAGCCTAAAGACAAAGCTATGTGGGCAAACGAGTTTATTCCTCACATGGCTCATGATGACTTCAAGAGAGCAGTCAGAGATAACTCTGATATTGTATATAAAACAAAAGCTATTATATGTAAGTCATGTAATGGCACAGGCAACATAAGAAAGGTAAGAAAGAATGGAACTCCTTACGCTAATACCAATAAAGACCCTGCTTGTAATGGTCTTGGTTATCATTTTCATGATGACAGAGCTAAGATAGCAGGACTAAAGTTTAATGCACCAAATGCCAAGTGGATATCTGCAAATGGGTTTGGTGTATCCAAAGGTAATCTAGATGTATTACAGGGCATGGCAAACAGGGCAGGTATGAAAGAAGCTAGTAGTTTCTTACAAGACCTCAAGAGATTGTCTGCACTAGATACATACTTGTCTTCCTTCGTTGAAGGTATCAAGACACACGTAAAGTCTGATGGTATGTTACACGTAAGACTATTACAACATAGAACTGCTACAGGCAGATTTAGTGGAGCAGACCCTAATATGCAGAATATGCCTAGAGGTGGCACGTTTCCTGTAAAGAAGGTGTTTGTATCACGTTGGGAAGGTGGTAAGATTCTAGAAGCAGACTTTGCACAGCTAGAGTTTAGGACTGCCGCATATTTATCACAAGATAAGGTGGCTATTAATGAGATTAAAACAGGCTTCGATGTTCATGCGTACACTGCTAACGTCATTACGAAATCAGGTCAGCCTACTACTAGGCAGGATGCTAAAGCACATACCTTTGCTCCGTTATATGGTGCGACAGGATTTGGTAGGACAAAAGCAGAAGCAAAATACTATCAAGACTTCACAAAGAAGTACAAGGGAGTTGCATCATGGCACTCCAGATTGGCTAAAGAAGCTCTAGAAAAAAGAAGTATTAGAACACCATCAGGAAGAGAGTTTAGTTTTCCTGATGTACAAAGAAGAATGAATGGTTCTGTGTCTCACTTTACACAGATAAAGAATTATCCTGTGCAGAGTTTTGCAACTGCAGATATAGTTCCATTAGTTCTTACACACATAGAAGACAGATTAAAATTACTTCAGTCTTGTATAGTGAATACAGTACATGATTCAATCGTGATTGATGTACACCCTGATGAGATTAACAAAGTTATTTTCATCTTAAAATCTATTAATGAAGACATGAATAGTATTATAAATCAACAGTTTAGAATAGACTTCAATGTGCCTTTATTATTAGAAGCAAAGATGTTAGCTGATATAACTATGAAACATTTTAACTTTCTGAAAGGAGAATATATATGACAGAAGCAAACTTAGTGACCATAGACACTAACAATTATGAATCTATGGCAAAGGCTATGGGAATAGCAAATGAGTCTAATACAGTGGAAAAGAAATCTCCACAACTACCTAGATTTAAAATCAATCATGCTCCGATTGAAGAGGATGATGAGATTATAGTGAAGGGTGGTACTTATAAATTAGACATCCCTGAAGGTCAGGTCTTGTATGGTAAGACTGCAACCATCAGACCTTTCATGCAGAGGTATATGTACAAAAGATTTGTAAAGAATATGTCTGCAAAAAAGGGAGAACCTATGGGTATTTATCATAAGACTGTCATGGCTGACACTCTTAATAAAGACCTGAAGGATAATCAAGGTGGATTCAACTGTGGTAAACCTGCAGGTTGGATACAAGACTTTGATGCTCTGCCTGATAAAACTAAAGACCTTATCAAGCAGATTAAACGTGTGCGTGTAGTGTTTGGTTTAGTAGACTTACACGATGCTGTTGATGCAAAGGGTAATAAAGTTGAGTTTGAGACTACCCCATTTATATGGGAGATAGATAATAGAGAAGCATTCAAAACTGTGGGTGCAAACTTTACAAAACTCGCAAAGCAAAAGTGTTTACCTGTTCAGCATACTATAGCTCTAGCTACTGAACCTAGAAAGCTACCTAATGGTAGTAAGTTCTATTTGCCTACTAGCACGTTGAACTTGTCTGAGAAGATAGACCTGTCTGAGAAAGACCAAGTTATGTTTGGAGACTTTCTAGCTTGGGTGGAGAACTATAATCAATATATAGTATCCGAGTGGAACGAACAGGCTTCTCAAAACTCCATTGATGAAGATATGTCTACTGCAGTTAGTGACATCATTGACGCAGAGGATAACTTCATAGAAGTGGAAAACGCATAGTGCTAAGTAACAATCCTTTCGCAGTGCATGGTATCAACTACTTGTCACCTAGTAGCATCAACACATACATTAATGATAATGCTTTGTGGGTTGCTAGGTATTTGTTTGGTGTTAAGTCATCTAGTGGTGCTAGTGCTGTGAGAGGTATTGCTACTGAAGCTGCTTTAGCAGACAAGTATGAAAAGAAAACCTTTGACTTTAACTATTTAGATATGCACTTCATGTCTCTGTGTGCTGAATCAGGTGTTGATTTAGGAGATATAAAGACAGCTAAAGAGAAGAAGTTGTTGGAAGGTTTCGGCAAAGTCATTGATGAGAACTTTAACTATGATAATCTTGAAGCATACCAAGAGAAAGTTTCAGTTCAGATTGATGACCTGCCTGTGCCTATTATAGGGTATATTGACTTTCGCTTTGCTGATAAGATAGTTGACTTGAAGACAACCACAAGGATGCCTACAAGACCAACTGAAGCACAGAAAAGACAGATGGCATTATACTCTATGGCATATCCTAAGAGTAGTGTAGACCTGTTCTTTGCAAGTCCTAAAGAACACAAGGTATTTACACTTAAAAACTTATCTGCATACAAGAAGCAACTTACTAAAGTAGCTTTCGGTATACAAAAGTTTTTGTCTGTCAGTAATGATAAGCATGAGATAGCTTCTCTTACATATCCTAACCTAGACTCTTGGTTGTGGACAGGTATGAAAGATGAAGCGAGTAAAATATGGAGTTTAAAATAATGACTGATTCTAAAAAGATAGAAGACCTGCAAAAGGATATTGAGACTATGGAAAAAGAGTTAGCTGAAGCTAAGAAAACCCTTCGTGATATGAGAACTAAGGGTTTGAGAGAAGCTATGGAAGCTAAAAAGTTAGCAGATGAAGCTGTTAAGGAAGAGATGAAAGCTCTTGGTGTTTCATATTCTCATGACTCATACGAGTTCAATCCTTTTACAGGGTGGAGAAGGTTACTCTAGTGTCTCCACACAAAGTACGCAGAGATGCGATAAAGCATGGGTATAGGAGTGGCTTAGAACATAAGCTCTCCACATACTTAAAAGAAAACAAGTGTAAGTTTTCGTATGAGTCTATTAAAATAGAGTGGGAAGATTTATGTTATCGCACCTATACCCCTGACTTTATATTATATAATGGGATTATAATAGAAACTAAAGGTAGGTTCTTAACATTAGATAGACGAAAACATCTAGCGATTAAGAAGCAACATCCAAACTTAGACATTAGATTTGTGTTTGAAAATAGCAAAAGAAAACTTAGAAAAGGTGCTAAGTCAACATATGCAGAGTGGTGTATTAAATATGGATTTAGATATTATGATAGAATAATACCTGAAGATTGGTTGAAAGAGAAAGGTAAAAACAAACACCCTAAGTTCATACGATTTTCAACAACAAAGATAAGGAGATAAATATGGATAAACAAGATGTGCAGACAAATGATTTTATGATTGTAGTTAGACCTCACATAGACAAGAAGAATAAATGGACAGGAGAGGTCACTCTTAAAATGGTAGTAGATAAAGCTAATAGACTTGACGATGATGATTTCTATTCTATGATTAGTTTTACTAAGCAGATATGTGCCTCAGTTCCTTTGATGGAAGAGAATAAGATATTTAGAGATGCGACTGAGCAACTAGCTGAGAAGTATTTATCACAAGAAGAACTAGCACAAGGCATAGATAGGTTGACTCAACCTAAAGAACGTGATAATGTTATTCGTGTTAATTTCAAACCTGAAGGAGAATTACATTGAGACATTTAGAATATATGAAAAAGAAACTAAAAGAAGTTGAAGAGAAATCAAAGGAGCAGACAGTGAAATATTTATCAGGAAAGAAAGAAGATATGGTTAATCATCCACCACACTATAACAAAGCAGGGATAGAAACTATAGATGCTATTAGAGCTATGACTGATGATGGGTTTGAGTATTACCTACAAGGTAACATCATGAAGTATCTTTGGAGATACAGATACAAGAATGGTGCAGAAGACTTGAAGAAAGCACAATGGTATCTCACAGAACTAATAGATGTGGTTGAAAAAGATGCGAGTTAAGATTATGATGACACTGTATATAGACCACGAGGAGTATGCAG